TGTTGTGGAGGATGACGCTTATTTTGACATGGACGCCCGCACCGAGTTGAGCCGTCACAGCTTCAACGCCATCTTTCGCCATGTGTTTTGCAAGTCCATCCACGTCACCGGCAAGACCCCGCGTCGCATTGAGGCGTCCGTCTGCTATGACGAGAACCGCAGCGCCGCCAACGCCCGCCTGCTGCGCGGCATTACCTACGCTGCGGGTGACGGCGTCCTCGTCTCGCGTGACGGCGACGTGTACGGCAACCGCTGGCGCGACGCACGCCCTGACCTGACCGGCGTGGCCGCTGGCGACGTGTCCCGGTGGCTGGACCATTGCCGGGTGCTGGTGCCTGAAGAGGCCGAATTGAACCACTGCCTCGACGTGATGGCGTTCAAGCTTCAGAACCCCCGCGTCAAGATCAACCACGCGATCCTGCATGGCGGCGACGAGGGCTCCGGTAAAGATACCATGTGGGCTCCAGCCATCTGGGCGGTCTGCGGGCCAGGTCTCAAAAACCGTGGGTTGGTGGACAACGATGGGCTCAACTCCCAGTGGGGTTACGCGCTGGAGTCGGAGATTTTGATCCTGAACGAACTGAAGGAGCCGGAAGCGTCGCAGCGCCGCGCGCTTGCCAACAAGATGAAGCCGATCATCGCCGCTCCGCCTGAGACGCTGCCGATCAACCGCAAGGGCCTGCACCCCTACGACATGGTCAACCGGATGCTGGTGCTCGCGTTCACGAACGATCCCGTTCCAATCTCGATCAGTTCGGGCGACCGCCGCTGGTTTTGCATTTGGTCGGCGGCGGGGCGAATGGACCCTAGCGCAGCGCAGAACCTGTGGCGCTGGTATCGCTCCGGTGGGTTTGAGACCATCGCCCGGTGGTTAATGGATCGCGACGTGTCCAAATTCAATCCATCTGCGCCGCCCATGTGGACGGAATTTAAAGAAAACCTGATCGAGAACGGCATGTCTATCGCTGAAAGCTACATCGTGGACCTGATCCGTTCCAAGACCGGCGAGTTCGCTAGGGGTGTCGTCGCCGCGCCATTCTTCAAGCTGTGCCAGTTCCTGACGGTCAACGCGCCCGGCGGCGTCAAGATCCCGCAGGCGGCGCTGCTCCATGCCCTCAAGGAGGCCGGGTGGATAGACATGGGGCGCATCGGATCGTTTGAGCACTCCAGTAAGCGGCACGTCTACGCCGCGCCCGATCTAGCGCGGACGCAGACCAAGAGCTATCTGCGAAACTTGTTGGAGCCTGTCGCCAGCGCGGAGAGTAACGTGCGCGACTTCCCCGGCAAGAAACCCTGAACGAAAGACCCCCGGCGCGTTAGCGACCGGGGGCAAGTTGCGTTTCGAACAAACACTAGGACTAGGCTACACACACCTCACAATCTACGCCGGGGCAAATGCCCCGACGATCCGGTTCATCACCGGATCTGTTTTGCGGCAAGGGCCGCATGTTCATCATCTTCGCGCAGCGCACGGGTCGCAGTGGACCATGCGCTCTCGATCTCGCGGGGTGGCGTGTCTTCGATCACACGCAGCGCCGCGCGCAGGTTTTCGATCTGATATTCCAGCACCTCAACCTGGTTGCTTAACGCGCGGGCAGTGGAGCGGTCGTCCACGCCCAACAAGCAAAGCAGTTCTTCGATCTCATGTTCCATTTCTTCATGAAATTGTTGCTTGCGTCGCCCATCGCAATAGTAGGCCAGCAGCGCCGCCTCATGGATTGCTTTGCCCGCGATTTGGATCTTCACATACGCGATTGCATCGTGTTCGTTTACGTCGATCTGGAATGCCATTGTAGTCTCCCCTTGGTTGACGGTGGACCATCGCACGTCAGCGCGATGGTGTAAAGGATTATTCTGCGTTTAGTGCTTTGCGGGCGGCTTTGACAATCGCGCATACCGTTGGGTGCGCCGTCTGTTTCTCTTGTTCGACTATCCACCGCAGCGCCGCCTCCAACCGTGCTATCTTGGCAGCAGCAGCGTCAGCTTCCCAACTCCCATTAGCGCGTAGCATGTCAGTCAGCGTCATCTTTCCCCTCCAGTGCTTTGCGGGCTATGCGACGGCAAACATATGAAGATCCAAAATAATCGCAGGCTATGTCTATCTCCAGCAGCGCAGCTTCCAGCTTTTCAATGCGGTCGGCGGCATCAAGCATTGCTAATTCGTTTCGGCTACAGTCCCGCCGCTCTGGTGCGCAATAACGCAGCCGCTTCACGAGGTCGTTAGTCATCTTTCCCCTCCAGTGCTTTTTGGATCACTTCATTAAAATCATCGTAAATTGCAGCGTCGTACCAAGAGCATTTCCTCAACACTGCCCGCAGCGCCGCCTCCAGTTTCTCGATGCGTCCATCCCGTATCTTCGCCGCATATTTAGCCGCGAGCCGCACAGTGTTAACCTTTGATTGCAGCTCTGCATTTTCTGCTTCAATCTTCTCGATGCGGGCAGCAGCAGCGTCAGCTTCCCAACTCCCATTAGCGCGTAGCATGTCAGTCAGCGTCATCTTTCCCCTCCAGTGCTTTGCGGGGTCGTCAGTTGCTTTGTTACGCGCCTCTTCGTGATCTGGCGTTGCAATCCATGTGATCTCCCGCAGCGCCGCCGCCAGCTTCTCGATGCGGCTGGCCGCTTCATTGGGCAGTTTAACGTCTGGGTACTGACGCAGGCGTTTCACAAGATCATCGCTCATTTACTTTCCTCCCCATCGTCGGGTTAGGGCGCCCGCGCACGTCAGGGTTAGGCCAGACCCATATTTCGCCAGTGTCGTCCTGGATGCACACCCATAACAGGTGATGTTCGTCGCCGTTGTCGATTAGGAAGTGCGCCAGCGCCCGCCCTAGCGGGGTCGTCAGCGGCATGGTGGGGTTTAGCTGCAAGATCATCCCCGGCCCTCCGTCAGGAACGCAGGCGCGTCCAGCGGCTCGTCACCGGGGCGCTCAGGCATCGCCACCTCGCGGGTGATGGGCGCCTGCGCCTGCACCAGGTCGCGCAACACCAGTTCGAAGTAGCCTGCGCCGTCCTGCCAATGGTCCTGGAAGCTAGGGTCGCCGCACAGGATGCGCGCCACCTTGTCGGCGACCACCTCCAGCGCCTGCGCCTGGGCGACGTCTAGGCGGTTCCAATTGCGTGACGTGCGCATAAGGTTCTTGATTGCCTGCGAGTAGCCCGCGACTTCACGGAACGCGCCGTGGGTCTGTTCGCGCTCGTTCAGGATCTGGTCTGTGATGCTCATTTTGATTTCCAATCTAATGCGTGACGCGCCATGTCGCCGATATATCGGTTGAAAGTTCCTTTTTCGTGCGTTTCATCGCAAAGCCGCGCGATAACCCATAAAACCCCTTGCAATCTTTCGATGCAATCGGCGGCGTCGGCGCTTTGGTTTTGATATACCCCTAACCAAGCACCGAAAAACGGCTCATGTGTAAGTTCAGGGTTATCTTTCAAGCCTTTTAAAAGTGTCTGAATGTTGTCGCTCATTTCTTACGGTCCTTCTTCGGTTGCAGGGCGTTCATGATGGTGGTGTGGTCGCGTCCGCAGAACATCGCGATCTTCTTCAGCGACCATCCATGCTTGCGCAGGGCAACGTACACGTCCGCCCTGGCGCGGGTGTAGGGCAGCTTGCGGCTTGGACCCATCGCGTCGGTCCAAGTCATGCCGTGGGGCACGAGCGCGGCGCGGGCGATGCGCCGGGCGTCGGATAGGGTGTATTGAAACGACGCCGGGGGCAGTTCGGGCGGGTCGGGCTCCGGCTCCAATTCCGGCTCCGGTTCGGGCGGCGGGGGCGCGATGGCGACCGGGGCGCGCGGTGGCCCGCCGTTGAGCCGCGCGCGCACCGCCTTGTAGTGGTCGCTCAGGGCGAGGAAGTAATCGACGCTCATGGAACCATCTCCATCAGCCAGCGCCGGGCGTCGGCTTCGTTCTTAGCGTAGCCCAGCGCGCCCAGGACGGACACGCAACGCCATGCGCGGGCGTGGGTGCGCTTGTGACGAACCGCAGCGTAGAAGCCTAACACACGGCCAAAATACGATACCGTCCGAGTTGCGTCAGCGTGGGTTGTGGTGGTGATCATTTCACGCCCTCCGGTTCTGAGCGCGCACGGCGCGCAAGATCTCCTGCCCATCGCTCGCCCATACGCCGGACGCGCAAGGGCATGGGTGCGATGGCAGCACGCGGGCCAGTTCGCGCGCTTGTAGCGCGCGTATGGCGCTCAGGACGGCTTGACCGTACGCGCGCCGGTCGGAGTCGGGCGCGCGCCTGTAGCGGTCCAGTCCGGCGAGGTGGGGATACGCGGGGCCGAAATTTTTGTCGTCAATCTTTTTTGAGCGGGCCATTGTCAAACCTCCAGATCTATAGCGCCAACATGGCGACTAGCGCGCCCACGACTAGTATTGACATCAGGGTAAGTAGGGCTTCGATGATCGCGATCATTTGCAAGGCCTTTCGGTTGCGGGAGGGGCGGGGGGCGACGCGCCGGGTGGCGCGCCGTGGGGGCGATGGGGCGGATGGGCGTCACGCGCATTAGCGCAACTCAGCGTCGGTTGCGTACCAGTTGCGCTGTTCCTGCGCCGCGCGATCCAGCGCCTGTTCCTCATGGTAGCGGACCAGTTCGCGGCGTTCGCTCATAAGCTTTTCGATTGCAGCGTTACAGCGCGCGCGCTGAACCGGGTCGCGGGTCGCGTCGCGAACGTGCTCTTGCCAAAAAATGCAGTTGTCGATGGTTTTCGTGTTAGCGGTCATGATCACGCCTCCACTTCGTCAGTTTCGGTTTCATCGTCGGCATAGTCCGCCATTTGATGCTTGGCGATTTCTTGCCAGTTGACGTCACTGAGGAACGCAAGCGCATAAT